CGGGCGTTGGCCGACACAGCGAGAGCCATGGCAAAGGTGTTCGATGCCCTCGCGGACGCCGCCCACTATGAGAAAGCCGAGACAGAATGACCGCACCACGGATCGACAGTTTGCGCAGTCAACTGGCCGCAACCATCGACCTGTTGCAAACAGTGGGTGAAGAGCTCGAAGACCTGCATGCACTCGCCTACGACCGCCCCCGTTTAGCACAGGAACGCACGAACGGTGGCATGCGTGACTACGCACTCGACACCCACGGCGACCCTCGAGCCAGGGACGCATACCGTGCCCTTGGTGGTGCGTCCACGAAAGCGTGCGAATCTCTCGCCATCGCCGCCCATGAGACGATACGACTACTCAGGGAGGGTACACCGACCGGGATACGCACCCGCCGACATGCCACCGCCGCCGAGATAGCAACCGCGATCGCGGCGCAAGGCCGACGTATAGCGAGAGGCGAGTACACGCCGATACGTCGGCTACCACAACCCAAACCTGGTGCGTGAATATTGGGGTCTTCCACGACTTGGACGGAAAGTGTTACGTTAATCACAGACTTGTAGTTCGCGCTCCCGTTTCGGCGCGGATTCGGGAATGAGTATCGGCGGTAGCGAGGTGAACCATGGCCTACATCAAAGCCGCTCATCACCGTGGCACACATCAAGCCAGAGCCAAACGGATCACCGACGCCGCCTACCGCAACCCACATCAAACCTGTTGGCGCTGCGGACTCACCCTCACCGAAATACAAGCCCGCTACCCGCGTAGACGAGTCCACTGGACCGGCGGACACCTCATCGACGGTCTAGAGGACGGACCAATGGCCCCCGAATGCTCACCATGCAACTACACAGACGGCCAGCGTCTCGCCCAGTTACGTAGACAACGAACCGCATTCACATGGTGACCTTCTCCGATTTTTTTTCGAGAACACCCACCAAGACCCTGCCCTCTTCCGTTTCCCTCCCTGTCCGTCATCAAAACGGTCACGCACAGTGAGTTTGTCGGGGACGGTGGCTGATGGTGATTTGCGTGCGTCGTTGGAGGCGTTGCGGGATCATTTGGCTGTCGAGTTGGAGCAGGCGAAACCGCAGTATGCCGCTGCGTTGGCCAAGCAGTTGTCGGATGTACTGATGAAGCTTGCCGGGTTGGCGCCTGTGAAGGAGTCGAAGATCGATGACCTCGCTAAGCGTCGCGCCGAGCGTGGCGCCAAGGTTTCGAAGCGGCCCGAGCGGGGGGAGCCAGTCGGCACGCGAAGCCGTCGAGTTGGCCGCCAGCGCAGGGTTGGTTCTTGATCCCTGGCAGGAGGCGGTTCTCGAGGCGGGGTTGGCGGAACAGGAGGATGGGCGGTGGGCGGCCCGTGAGGTTGCGCTTATCTGTCCCCGCCAGAACGGCAAGGGGTCGATTATCGAGGCGGTCGAGTTGGCCGGCTTGTTTCTGTTCGGTGAGGAACTGATTCTTCATTCGGCTCATGAGTTCAAGACGGCGATGGAGGCGTTCCGGCGGATCTGGTGGCTGATCGAGTCGACATCCGATCTGGACCGTTTGGTGCACCGCAAGTTGCAGAACAACAACGACCTGTCGATCGAACTCAAGTCGGGGCAGCGGTTGCGGTTCGTGGCCCGCACCGGCGGTTCCGGTCGAGGGTTTTCGGGCTCGAGGATCGTGTTGGACGAGGCGTTCAATCTACCGGATAAGGCGATGTCAGCGTTGGTGTTCACCATGTCGGCGCAACCGAACCCGCAAGTGTGGTATACGAGCTCGGCTCCTCTCACCGAGGAATGTTCAACGGTGCTACGCCGGATTTGTAAGCGGGGTCGTGAGGGTTCGGACGGATTGGCGTATTGGGAGTATTGCGCCGCCAAGGATGCACGTTTGGATGATCGGGAGGCGTGGGCGCAAGCGAACCCTGGTTACCCGTTCCGTATCACTGACGAGGCGATTGTCATGGAACAGGCTGTGACCGTACCTGACGATTTCGCTCGGGAACGGCTCGGCATTTGGTTGGATGACGACGATTTGGCGAACCGGATCATCTCGGCGGACGTGTGGGCATGTTGCGGTAGCGAACCGGCCCACACCCCGTCTGGTCAGTTGGCGTATGCGGTGGACGTGTCGCCCGGTGGTCGTTCGGCGGCGGTGGCGATGTCAGACGGCACCCATATCGAGGTGGTGGCTCACCGGCCAGGCATGTCCTGGGTTGCTCAGGAGGCGGCCGACAAAGGGGTCGGCACGTTGACGCTCGACCCGGCGTCCCCGGCTGGTGCGCTGGTGGTCCCTCTCGAGGCGGCAGGAATCGTTGTCAATCAGGTAACCAGCCGAGAACACGCGCAAGCCTGTGAAGCGTTCCGTGACGCCGCCCTCGAGAACGGGTTGCGCTATCCGGAACACCCGTATTGCAGCGTGTTGGATACCGCGGTGGCACAGGCCGATCGTAGGGATTCGGGGGATGGCGGTTGGTTGTGGTCCCGCAAACGATCCACTGTCGATATTTCGCCGCTGGTAGCGGTCACCTTGGCCCGATGGGTAGCTGCTCAGGGCGAGCAATACGAAGTGCTGGACAGTATCCGGTGAGGAGGTGAGCTGATGTGGCCGTTCCGGCGTAGGACCGAGACACGAGCAATCACATCAGTTCCGTGGGATGTGGGCGGTTATTCGACGGCTTCGGTAACCCAGGAACGGGCTCTCACATTGGCTCCCGTGTTCGCCGCTAGCCGCCATCTTGGCGACAACATTTCGACGTTGCCGATGCATTCGTATCGGCGTGTCGACAATCTGCGGCAACCGATGGCACGGCTGCCGGTGCTGTTCCGGCAACTCGAAGAAGACGGCGAACTGGTGGACTGGTTGTTCGCGGCGGTGTCGTCGTTGGCGTTACGAGGCAACACGGTCGGGTTGATCACCCAACGCGACGGGATGGGCTTTCCGACCGCGATCACGTGGCTGTCGATGTCTGATATTTATGTTGATGACTTCAATCCGGGGCGGCCCCAGTGGTATTGGAAGGGCCGCCGCCTAGACCGCAGCGAATTGGTGCATATCCCGTGGTTCAAGATCGCTGGCCGCACTCTCGGCTTGTCACCGATCGAAGCGTATGCCATGACGATCACGACAGGTCTTGAAGGTCAACGCTATGGCACCGACTGGTTTTTAGCGGGCGGTGTTCCACCGGGAACATTCAAGAACGCGGCCAAGAAAATCGACCAGGACGACGCCGACGCCATAAAGAACAGGTTGGTTGCCGCCATTCGCTCGCACAAACCGATCGTGTATGGCGCCGATTGGGATTACAACCCTATCTCTATCCCGCCGGCTCAGGCGGATTTGATCCAGTCGTTGAAACTCAACGCCAACCAGATCGCTGCTATCTATGGGATAGCTCCCGAGGAAATCGGCGGGGAGGCGGCGAACTCGTTGACCTACGCCAACGAAGAAATGCGGCAGACCACCCGAATGGCAAATCTGCGGCCGTGGGTGGTGCGGTTTGAACGCAAATTTTCGTCGTGGATTCCTCGTGCCCAGTATGTCCGACTCAAGACCGATGCCACGATTCGTGCTGACATCAAGAGCCGATTCGAGGTGTACAAGATCGCCCGCGACATCGGGTTGAACTCGATTGACGAGCTGCGGGCATTGGAAGATCTACCGCCGCTACCGAACAATGCCGGCGCATCAACAGTCCCGCTATCGAATCCTGCTCTACCTACGCCACGTGCCAACGGGCACGGCCAACCCTACGACTGGGCCAACCCAGTGGGAGGACACCATGTCTGATATCGAACGTCGGTACACGCCGGTTGTCGTGGAAGCCCGAGCCAAAGGTGACCGTCACAGCATCGGCGGGTACGCCGCGGTGTTCGACCGGCCATCACAGAACCTTGGCGGATTCATCGAAGTGGTGCGATCGTCGTTCTTCAACAAGTCGCGGGGCGATGGCTGGCCCGATGTCCTGGCCCGTTACAACCACGATGACAACATGCTGCTTGGCACAACCGGGGGCGGCACTCTCCGACTTGAGGTCGATGAACAAGGGTTGCTCTATGATGTCGATCTTCCCGCGGCCCGCGCCGATGTGTACGAGTTGGTTGAGCGGGGCGACGTACGTAAATCATCATTCGCGTTCCGGGTGTTCAACGACGGCGACGAATGGGTCTTGTCCGACCAGGGATACCCGCAACGCAACCTGCTATCAGGCCAGCTCGTTGATGTCGCCCCCGTCAATCTCCCCGCCTATCTCGACACGTCGGTTGATGCCCGCAGTGCCGCCTACGCGTCGCTGGCCCGCAAAATGAACGCCAGTCCCGAGGAGGTCGCGAAACTTGCCCAAGAGAACGAACTGCGCAAGTTCTTCATAACCACCAACGGTGCACCCAAACTGAAGGTGTTTGGACCGGCCGCGCTTTTAGAATTGAAAGCCAAGGCGGCCGACTTCTAATCCAGAGGGATTGACGGCAGGCCGACAGCCACCGTCACCCGCTGCGCTCACATCAGGTGGGCAACCCCATTGCAAGGCAGGCCGACAGCCACCTCGCGCCCCCACACACCCAATAGGAGCTTGAGACATGAGTGAAGTCATCAAGCGGCTGCGTGAGCGTCGGCTGAACGTCTGGGAACAGGCCAAAGCCATCGCGGAACGCGCCGCAGAAGAAAACAGGGCCCTCGAGGCCGACGAACAACGACAGTGGGAAGAAGCCAACGCCGAACTCGACGCCCTCGACCGGCGCATGAAGGCGATCGCCGACGCCGAGGAACGAGCCAAGGCTACCGAAGAAAAGTTCGCCGAGGTCGAAGGTCGCACTCCTGAGGCCGGCAAGAACACGGCCGCCAGCAAGTCGTCCGCCGAGCTGCGATCATTCATGAAAGGCGAGCAGGGCGCACCCCGCTTTTATGAGGTGAAGCCCGAAGGCCCGGTCAACTTCCGTGACCTGTCCAAACTCACGGCTGGCGCCGGACTTAACACGGTACCCACGTCGTTCTACGAACGCCTGGTAGCGCACCTCATCGAGAACTCGGCCATGTTGCAGACCGGGGTGACCGTGCTCAACACCGGGTCGGGTGAATCAATCCAGATCCCGAAAACCACTGCCCATTCGACAGCCGGGATCATCGCTGAAGCGGCGACGATCACAGAATCGGACCCGGTGTTCGGTCAGATCACCCTCGGCGCGTTCAAATATGGCGTCATGATCCAAGTATCCCGCGAACTCGTGGACGACACCGGTGTCGACCTCGAAGGCTATTTGGCCATGCAAGCCGGTCGGGCACTGGGTAACGCGTTCGGTGCTCATCTCGTCACGGGGACCGGTTCGGGTCAGCCTCGCGGGGTTATCACCGACGCCGGTGCCGGGGTAACCGGTCCGACCGGTACGGCGACAACGTTCGGTAACCAGGGAACGGTCGGGCAAGGTTTCGACCTGCTCATCAGCCTGTTCCATTCGGTGATTTCCCCGTATCGGATGTCCTCGGCCTGCGGCTGGTTGATGAACGACACCACCGCCTCGCTGGTGCGTCGCATCAAATCGACGGAAGGCGTGTACGCCTGGCAGCCGTCGCTCGTGGCGGGAGCTCCGGACACAATCCTGGCGAAACCGGTGTTCATCGACCCGAACGTCGCGTCCCCGGCGGCGAACGCCGAATCAATCGCATTCGGTGACTGGTCACAGTATTTCGTGAGGCTCGCCGGTGGTGTCCGCTTTGAACGCAGCGATGATTTCGCGTTCGGCAACGATCTCGTATCGTTCCGGGCGTTGCTGCGCGGTGACGGCGCCCTTGTGGATCTCACTGGGGCGATCAAGACATTCACGCACAGCGCCACCTAAATCCCGTAGAGAGCGGAGAGGGATTCGCCCTCTCCGCTCTCTGCCCAATTTGAGAGGAACGCATTTATGCGCGTACGAATGAACGTCGCCATGTCCGGCACTGTCGACGGTGAACCGTGGCCCCCGCTCGGCGGCGATATCGACCTGCCTGATGTCGTTGCCGCGAAATTGGTGGCCGCCGGTCACGCCGAACCTGTCGGCGAACCCAAGATTGAGACCCGGCCGGCCCGTAAAGCCAAGACGAGATCCTGACCGTGGCCGTCGCCGATCAGCGAACCCTGCGCGGCGTCGCCGCCACGTTGAGTTTCCAGAATGTCGACGGCGACGGCACGGCGGTCGCTCCCGCCGGGGTCGTCACGGTCGGTGTGGTCACCGCTGACGGCACCGAAGTGTTGCCCCCAGGAACAGCCACCAGCGGCACCGGGTCATCTCCACGCACTGTGAACCTGACGGCAGCACAGACAGCCAATCTGGGGCTTCTGACGGCAACGTGGACCGATGCCGGCGACAGTTCGGTGCACACCACCACCATTGAGATCGTTGGCGGCTACTTTTTTTCTCTGGCCGAAGCCCGCGTCTCCGATGCCACGTTGGCGAATACAGCCAAATACCCGGATGCCGCGATTCTCGCCACCCGCCGCCAGATAGAGGACGACTTCGAACGAATCTGTGACGTCGCGTTCGTGCCCCGCTACCGGCGTGAACAACTCGAGGCCCGCGGCGGAGCGGTGCTGCTATCGACCTCGCTGCCGCGTGTGATCCGGTCGGTGCGGATCTACAGCGACGGCGACACATTCACGACATTGACCGCGGCACAACTCACCGACCTGATCGTCAATGACACCGGTGTGATGTACGGTCAGGGAATCCCGTCATGCTCTGACCGGATCGTCGTTGAATGGGAACACGGCCATTCCCGTCCACCCGGCAACATTACGACAGTCGCGTTGCGTTACCTGCGTCACCGGTTGAACGAATCCATTTCCGCTATCCCTGATCGGGCCACCACATTCGCGATCACGGAAGGCGGCACCTATTCGCTTACCACTGCGGGGGCCTGGTCGGTCGGCATTCCTGATATCGACGCTGAACTTGACCGGTGGAGCAAACGTGTCGGTGCGGTAGCGTGACCGTCCCCGCAGTATCGAACCGGGCTGCCGTCAAACAAGCCGTGGTCGACGCTCTCACCGCTCACGCCAACCTTATTGATGTCCCGGTGTCGTTGGGTTGGCCCGGTAAACACATTGAGCGACGGCATGTGTGGATCGCCCGTACCACCGGTGAGGTGACTTATCCGCATGTGATGGCCGGCCGCAAAACCCGCCAGGACGATTACACGATCACGGTCCTGTTCTATGCCGCCGTACCGGGCGACAACATCAAAGAAGCCGAAGACCGTGTAGAGCTCATGTTCCAAGCCTTCGATGACCTCGCCGCCGACGGACAAGCCTTATCCGACTCGGACAGCGACACGCTCGGTCTCATCTGGTCGTTGGCGGCCGGTACCCGCGAAGGACCGAACAGCGAACTGGACGACGAGAAAGCGATAGCGGTCATGACCGGCGACATATCCGTACAGGCCAGATACGTGTAGGCGCGACTCGCCACTGTCAGTAGCGAGTTGCCTCGGGTGCCAAACCGAGCATCCGGCCACCGGCCCGGGCGGACCCCTTGCCCAAGGGGGCGGTTCGGAACCACATCCAGGCGATGCCCACTGTACCCCAGGGAGAACTCATGGCGCTATATGCGAAATACAACGGGCCGGATCAAGCCCGAGATCTCGCCCTCCCCGGTGGGTTCATCTCGTTCCCTCAAGGCGAATGGGTCGACGTAGAAGCCGCCGCCACCGACGCTGGTATCCCGCTTCAACATCTCGAGGTGGTCACGTTTGGTGACGACTGGGAATCCCGCAAGACCGCCCCCAAAGGATTCAAACCCGCGGCCGAACCGGCTGCCGACGTTGAGGAGATCTCATGACCTTGCGCTCGGGGTTAAATGCTCAGTGCGGTTTTGCCGATGAGGTGACATGGGGCCTAGCGGTGGCACCCACTGTGTTTCATCCGCTCATCTCCGAGTCGATGACCGCCGATTACGAACGCATCGAGTCGGAAGGCATCATCGCCGGCGCTCGCGTCCTCCGCTCGACGCAATGGTCCGTGGGTAATGTCACCGCGTCAGGTGACGTACAACTCGAACTCAACGACCAGTCAAAGGGCATCCTGCTAAAGAACATGTTCGGCGGCACTTCACTCACTGGCCCGTTCACGCCTGCCGATCTGTCCGGTAACGGGATGACAGTGCAGATCGGTGTGCCCGACGTCAACAACGGCACCGTGCGCCCCAAAACCTACGCGGGTTGCAAAGTGTCGAGTTGGGAAATCGGGATGGCCGAAGGCGAACACGTCACCCTCGGCCTGTCCCTTGTCGGCCGCCACGAGATCTTGCATCGCACTGTTGCCGATGGTGTCACTACTTCAGGCAGCCCGACCGTAACGTCAGCAACGGCGGCGTTCACTCAAGCCGATGTAGGCAAACCCATCTCTTCCGGTACCGCCGCCATCCCCGCGAACTCGTTCGTTGGTGTCGTCAACTCGGCTACCTCCATCGGGCTGTCCTCGAGTTCGTTTACGAATACACCGGTGAACGCCACCGCCGCCACCTCGGGCAACACGTTCACTATCGGCTTGGCTCTCACCGCCGCCTCATACGCGTCGAACCTGTTGCCGTTCACGTTCATCGGCGGTTCGGTCACCATCGTCGGCACCGCGTTCAAAGTGTCGAACGCCACCCTCGCGGGTGACAATGGTCTGGATACTGACCGGCGGTTCGTTGGTCAGCAGGCGGTAGACGAACCGCTCGAGGCCGCACTGCGCGAGTACACGGGCACTTTGGAAACCGAGTATTGGGACAACGCCGCCTACACCCGGTTCGTTGACGGCACCGAGGCCGCCCTGGTCCTCACCTACGCCCGTGGCACCAAATCGGTTGTCGCCACCACGAACGTCCGGTTCGACGGCGAAACCCCACAGATCGGCGGCCGCGAAGTCGTCGGCCAATCCCTGCCGTTCAAAGCGATCGGTTCCAGCACCGACGCCTCCGCCATCACTGTGACCTTGGATGAAACCTGATGCCTAAGGCGTCGGGAGATTTTACTACCCGTGTTGAGGGTTTGGACGAGTTCCGCAAGGCTCTACGCAACCTCGGGCCGGACATGCAAAAGAAGCTGGGTCAGGCCAACAAAGAAGCGGCCGACATTGTGGCTACGAGTGCCCGTTCCAAAGCCGAACGGTTGGGTGGCGTCCACCGGCATGTGGCTCCCTCCATCAAAGCGTCAGCGGCGGCACGGCAAGCGTCCGTTGTTCTGGGCGGTTCGCGCTATCCGATGGCGTTCGGTGCCGAGTTCGGATCGATCGCGTTCCAACAGTTCCCACCATGGCGCGGCAACCAATTTCAGTTAGACGCCAGCAATGTGGGCTACATAGTTCATCCCGCCGCCCGAGAGAAAGTAGACGAAGTGGTCGATACGTATGATGCTGCGATTCGGCGCGTCGCAGCCCTAGCCTTCCCCGACTGAAGGACATCTATGGCAACTGCCCCGATTCCCGGTAGCAAACCCCAACAGCAGCGGGTGTGGTACCGGATGCGCATCAAAGACCGCACACTCGAACTACCGGCCGAAATTTCGATGCAGGAACGGTTCGCGGTCCGTTCCGCAACCAACATCGCTTTCGAATCGTTCGTGTCGTCCGGTGCCCAGATCGGTGAAGACTCGTTTATGGTCCTGTGGTGGCTGGCCCGCCGTCACAACAGCGAACCGAACTTGTCGCTACGGCAAGCAGAAGCCGAATGGATGCCGTTCACCCGACTCGAAGACGGCGAGTTCGAAATCGAAGAAGTTCACGACGACGGTGCTCCGACCGACGATCCGGGAAAATCCGTGCCCGCCTCGAGCGGGACTGGCCCGACCTCTCCCACTTCTACGGACTCCACCCCTGGGATACCGGAAGGCTCACCGTCGCCGAACTCAACAGTTACCTCCGCAGTCTGAACGAATTACGCAAAGCGTTAGCGAAGCGAGGACGGTGAATGGCGACTCAAACGAGGAAACTAGAAGTCGTTATTCTGGGTGATGACAAGAGCCTTCAGAAGACATTTAAGTCGGTTGACGACGGCGCCGGCAAAATGGACAAGGCCTTTAAAGGTGTGGCAACCGCGGTGGGTTCGGCGTTCGCGGTGGACGCGGTAGTGAACTTCGGTGGCCAACTGCTTGACCTGTCATCACAACTCACAGCGATCGACACCAAAACCAAAACGGTGTTCGAAGGCCAAGCCGAATCGATCCGCAAATGGGCCGACCAGAACAACGAATCGTTTGGTCTCACCGACGACCAACTGACCGGTTTGGCCGCCAACTTCGGTGACCTGCTCAAGCCGATGGGGTTTACCGCCGACCAGGCGGCCGCCATGTCCAAAGATGTGGTGGGCCTCGCCGGGGCCCTGAGCGCATGGTCGGGTGGCACGATCGACTCGGCGGGCGCGGCGGACATTCTGTCGAAGGCAATGCTCGGGGAACGGGACGGGCTCAAGCAATTGGGGATCGCGATAAGCGAAGCGGACGTGGACGCCCGTCTCGCCGCCAAGGGACAAGAGAAACTGACGGGCGCCGCCCTTGAGCAGGCGAAAGCGGTCGCCACTCAGGAACTCATTTTCGAGAAGTCACAGGACGCACAGAAGGCGTGGGCGAACGGTTCCAACGACGCGTTGAAAGCACAGAACCAACTCAAGGCCAGCATCGGGGAGATGAAGGAACGGCTTGCCACTGCCCTCGTGCCCGCCATGTTGAAAGCGTTCCAAGTTGGTTCCAAGATTGTCGGCTGGCTGATGGAAAACAAGACTGCGGTTCTGGCAGTGGGTGCCGGGATCATGGCCGCGTTAGTACCGGCGTTCATAGCCTGGGCTGCCGCCGCCATTCCCGCCGCGGTCGCCACCATCGCGGCTGCCGCCCCCGTCATCGCTCTTGGTGTCGCTATAGGTGCCCTCGCCTATTTGGTGGTCACCCATTGGGACACCATTAAGGGCGCGTTTTCGGCAGCACTGGACTTCATCAAGAACGCCGTCGGTGGGGCGATCAACTGGCTGCGATCGAACTGGGATCTGGTCCTCGGCATCCTCACCGGTCCCATCGGTCTCGCCGTGGTCGCCATCCGCCGGCATTGGGATGAGATCGTGAGTTTCATCGGTGGGCTACCGAGTCGTATCGCTTCAGCGGCGTCAGGTATGTGGGATGGCATCAAGAACGCGTTCCGGTCGGCGATCAACTGGATCATCCGCGGGTGGAACGCCATCGAATTCAAGATCCCCGGTTTCGATCCTCCCGGCCCCGGCCCCAAGTTCGGCGGGTTCACGCTCGGCC